TTTTTTACTTTTATAATTTTGTTAAGAGGAACACCAGTTAGTGTCATCATTTTAACTTTTTCATCAAAAGTAAATGGAGATTTAGGTAGTTCAACAACATCTGTAGTTGTTATATAAACATCATTACCGCCATATTTGGTACTTAAGTAGTTATATACACCTTTATGACCTTTATGAAAAGGATGAAATCTGCCTGGGTAAATTACGAATATTTTCTTGCCTAGATCCATATAGTAATAAATAGAAAAACCCCAGCGTTTCTGCTGGGGTTCTTTTTGATGTAATAAAATTAATATTGGAGAATACAATAATCTGGTTGGATTGTCAAACTAATGGTTAGTGCTTCACCATCGTTGCTCCAATCCATGTCACCGAAGCTAGCTTCAGTAATAAAGCATCCACGTAGACTCCATTCTTCTACTTTATCACCTACTGGACCGAGAACATTAACGGTCAAATCTTTCTTATAGAAGTCTTGATAACCATCACGACCAGTAACAGATTCGTGATGCAAACGTACCCATTCCATTACTGCTTGAGCGCCGGATGGTACGATTGGATCATAAAGTTCCATCGTTATTGTTTGCCACACGCTCTTTCCTTTATAGAAAGTCTTGATGTTGATGTGATCCAATTCTTTAGCTGCTTGACTTACTTTTGGTCGATCAGTTTTCTTGATGATGAAAGATGGAATACCATCTACGTACAAGATGAATCTGTTTTTTACCTTTGGTTCGAAAGCTGTAGCAAAGATTTCGTTTGGATTAAGTAGTTCTGCCATATTTTTACTTTATTATGTTCTAGATATAAATATTACAAAAATTGATTTTGTACAAAGTTTTTTATATTTTACTCAAATCTTTGTCTGTTATTTTATCAGCTGAATCACGTAGTTTATTAATATATCCAGTTGACCGCAATAATTTGAATACTAAATTTTCAGTACTGTATTCTCCAGATGCATCCAATCCAGCTTGTCTCATCTCATAAAGACGTTTAATTAGTCTTTTAATTTTATCCAAATCAGCTTCGGAAATAGCTGTATCTATGTATTTTGTATATTCATAGTACTTCTTTTTGATTGCGTCTTTATCAATCTTTACATCTTCGTGTTTTGGCTTTTTTACCCAATGATTTTTCATCAAACTATATACAGCTTGACTTTTATTAACTTCTTTTTTATCTTGTATATAAACTTCAACAGGATGATTTCCTATCTTAATATCATGCGATTGATTCCATTTGGACTTTAATCCATCAACATATTGTTTGACAAGTTCTTCATTATCGCCTATTTTAGAAAAATCTACCACTAAATGAAGATCAATATCGCTTGTAGGAGTCCAATTATAACCAGCGGTACTGCCAAGAAAATAAACGTCTTCTAATGGCACATTTAATTCAGTGCTTTTGTAGAAAGTATTTGCAATTTTCAAAAGAGAATTAAGCACATCAGTCTTTATATTATTATCTGTTTCCCAAATGTTTGGATTCAACACACTATTATAAATTCTATGACTTTCTTTCATACCCAACATTTCTTTTAGTTGATTTATTGTGCTTATACTATCTTTATGTAATATTGCTTTACCACCAGCTTGTATAAAGTCATTTACTACATCTTCTCTATCATCAATAAGAACACTATCACTATTTGCAAATTTTGATTTATCTTCTCTATGAGGCACCAGATTAGCTTTAAAAGGTACTTGATTATTTTTTAACCATTGCATTTTTCCAATAAATGCTTTTTTATCGGGCGCATGACTTAATATTTCTACGTGTGGAAATTCTTTAATAAAATTATAAAGCAATTTGCCATCTTTCATCCAATGCATATTAGCATAATATGTTGGGCTATTTTGATTTACTAATTGATATTGCTTAGCTTTGCCATATAAGTTATCATATACATTTACAGGTATACCACCGCTATAGCGCTTAAACTGATCTTCCCAATCGGTAAGCACTCCATCCATATCAACGTATATTTTGTATTTATTAGTAATCATTTATAATAAATATAAGCATTATCAAGCACTTTAATTAATAACTTTATATAAGCATTTTATATTTAATAAGCGATTAATCATTAATTTAATAAAGCGCTTGCTTTACTTATACTTTCTATATTGATCAAGGTCAAGATAATTCAGTTATTTTATTTTACGATTTGATTCAACTTATCAGTCCCCATAGTTGTAACAACCTTCGACGCATTGCGTCTTTCTAATTCAGACAATATAAGATTTACGTTTCTTTCATGTACTCTGATTAATTGACTTTCGTCAAATGCTATAGCTTTTAATTCAAGATCTGTATATTCGTAAAGCGGTTTTTGGAGATTTATTAAGTTGTTCATAATTTAGTTATATATAGTCATTTATAATAACCATTAAATTATTTATAAATCTGTCTTTTGAATATTTCCCAGCTTTCTCTGCGGATAATCTACCTTTACTATATACTTCTTCTCTATTATTATAACAATGTAACATTTTATCAATCATGTCATTCTCGTTATATTCAGACCACTTCCCAGCATAATTACCCCAAGCTTCAGTACTGTAAACTTCTTCATATTTTACTTGATATCCAATATCAGATGATATAAACTCTGATAGACCACCATAATGCGTGTATATTACCGGCCTACCACAACACAAACTTTCTTGTTGCATCATACCCCATCCCTCACATGTAGCGCCACTTACATAAACATCTAAATTATGATACCAATCACGAAGATCTACACGGGAAAATTTAGTAGAGTTATAAACAATTTTGTTACTTGTATACTGATTAACAGAACTATTTGTTTTTACTCGCAACTCTACATCAGTTGTGTTTTTAAAAGCTTTCAAAAAACTCTTAGTAACTTTATCTAAATTTTTACGAGGGTCTTCGTTTGAAATGCCAAACACAAATTTATCTTTTAACACAAACGGTTTATAATGATAAAAGTCAGTGTCACAAAAAAGCGGCAATACTTCTATTCGTGTGTTTAGACCCTGATTAATAAAATTCAATTTATTATACTCGTTTGGAACTACAACACACTTAAATTTGTTTAATATTTCTATAAGAAGATCATTTACTCTGGTACTTTCCCACATTGTATACAATATACGTGGTCGATCAAACGATAAATAAACAAATGGATTATTAGCACCCGAATCAAAACTGTTGACAATAGGCAACAGTGACAAATCCAAATCATTCGGATAGAATGATTTATTATCAAAATATGCTAAATAAGATTTAGAAACAGTAGTATATGTTCTGGGTACAACATTTAAAGAACATTTTGACAACCCTTCTAAAAGAGTATGAAGTAAAATGCCATAACCAGATTCAAAATTGTAGTTTGAGCTAAGTGTTATAGTTTTCAACCTGGTATATAAAAATTACCAACAACTGAAGGAGAATCTTTTACTTGATTCGCCGACTCAGCAATTGAACCGCTTAAAATGCTAAAAGCAACTTCTACACATTCTTCGTCAGTTTTGCCCACAAATTGATCTTGCTGCAATACAGTTTCATGATAAATTTGTTTCGACGCATCTGTACTTTGTACAGTAAATCCTATTATTTTTCTGGGAAAATTTCCGTCTAAACCAGCCGTAAATGTGCATCTCGTAATTACTATATTAAAGTCACTCATATAATACTAATATATATCAGAATTAAGTATATACTGGTATATAATAATTGTTAGTACCACCTATACCACCGTTATTGACGAACGGATTTGACCCATCCGTCACAGATGAATTTATATTAATTCTAATATAACCTGCTAAAGTTCTACCTGTTGAACTGGAAGTCTTAAATCCATAACAAGTTGCAAGTTCTAAAAAGTTAGTACTGGATCCGGGACCAGCAATATAAAGTCTACCATTGGTAGTTGGTACACCGCCAATTCCAACATATCCAGTAGAATCAATTCTCATTCTTTCAGGCATCGAAGAATCATTTAAATTAGTTCTAGTAGAAAATGAAATATAACCGCCATATGAAGGATCCCCAGTTGTTTCTTTTCTTCCAGCTATAGATGCCCATACAGTAGTTGCGCTTAGAGAATTATAATAACCACCAAAACTAAGTGATCCGCCGAGATCAGCTGTATTGTACGCACTAGTAGTGCTAATAAACAAATTACCATAAACGATGGCGTCTTTGGTATTATTTGCACCAACCACATGTAAACCTGTAAGTGGAGACACACCTATGCCTAATCTACTATTTGTGGTATCGTGATACAAGAATGTACTATCTTTAATCAAATATGATGGAGATATAGATGATACATAAACAACCCTATCAGCCGCTGCAAAACTACCACCACTAATTCCACTAGTACCACTTGGAGCACTAGTACCAGAGGTCGTGACAGATCCACTTGTACCACTACTACCTCCACTGCCACTACTACCCAATGTGCTACTTCTTCCTGATGTTGTAATAGCTCCACTTGTACCGCTACTTCCACTACTACCGCTGCTACCTAATGTGCTGCTTACTCCTGATGTGGACGTTGAACCACTTGTGCCGCTACTTCCACTACTACCACTACTACCTAATGTGCTACTTCTTCCTGATGTTGAAGTTGAACCACTTGTGCCGCTACTTCCACTACTACCACTGCTGCCTAATGTGCTACTTGTTCCTGATGTTGTAATAGCTCCACTTGTACCGCTACTTCCACTACTACCACTGCTGCCTAATGTGCTACTTGTTCCTGATGTTGAAGTTGAACCACTTGTGCCGCTGCTTCCACTACTACCGCTACTTCCACTAGTACCACTACTGCCATTTGTGCCACTCAAACCACTACTTCCACTGCTACCACTGGTACCACTACTTCCTCTTGTACCGCTGCTGCCATTAGTGCCATTGCTACCATTTGATCCGCTGCTACCACTTGGTCCACTGCTGCCACTTGTACCAATTGATCCGCCTGTGCCGCTACTACCATTGGTACCGCTACTACCATTCGTACCACTCAAACCACTGCTTCCACTACTGCCACCGGTACCACTACTTCCACTAGTACCGCTGCTTCCATTTGTGCCGCTACTACCATTGGTACCACTCAAACCACTGCTACCACTACTTCCGCCTGTGCCGCTACTACCTCTTGTACCGCTACTACCGTTGGTACCACTACTACCATTCGTACCACTCAAACCACTGCTACCGCTACTTCCGCCTGTACCACTACTTCCGCTAGTACCGCTGCTTCCATTTGTGCCGCTACTACCATTGGTACCACTCAAACCGCTACTTCCGCTACTTCCACTAGTACCACTACTACCTCTTGTACCGCTACTACCGTTGGTACCACTACTACCATTTGTACCACTCAAACCACTGCTTCCGCTACTTCCGCCTGTACCACTACTTCCGCTAGTACCGCTGCTTCCATTTGTGCCGCTACTACCATTGGTACCACTCAAACCGCTACTTCCGCTACTTCCACCTGTGCCGCTACTTCCACTAGTACCGCTGCTACCGTTGGTACCACTACTACCATTTGTACCACTCAAACCACTGCTACCACTACTTCCGCCTGTGCCGCTACTACCTCTTGTACCGCTACTACCGTTAGTACCACTACTACCATTCGTACCACTCAAACCACTGCTTCCGCTACTTCCGCCTGTACCGCTACTTCCGCTAGTACCGCTGCTACCATTGGTACCACTGCTACCGTTTGTTCCACTTAAACCGCTGCTACCACTACTACCACTAGTGCCGCTACTACCTCTTGTGCCACTACTACCATTTGTGCCGTTACTACCATTTGATCCGCTGCTACCACTTGGTCCGCTTGTGCCACTTGTACCAATTGAACCACCTGTACCACTACTACCATTGGTACCGCTGCTTCCGTTCGTGCCGCTTAAACCACTGCTTCCACTGCTACCACCTGTACCACTACTTCCGTTCGTGCCGCTTAAACCACTGCTTCCACTACTTCCGCCTGTACCGCTGCTTCCATTTGTGCCGCTACTACCATTGGTACCACTCAAACCGCTACTTCCGCTACTTCCGCTTGTACCACTGCTTCCATTTGTACCGCTACTACCATTAGTGCCGTTACTACCATTTGATCCACTGCTACCACTTGGTCCACTGCTACCACTTGTACCAATTGATCCGCCTGTGCCACTACTGCCGTTTGTACCGCTGCTTCCGTTTGTGCCGCTTAAACCACTGCTACCACTACTTCCGCCTGTGCCGCTACTTCCATTTATGCCACTAGATCCGCTTGTACCACTAGATCCGCTTGTACCACTACTACCACTTGTGCCACTACTACCACTAGATCCCAAAGAGCCACTTGTTCCACTAGAACCTGTTAGACCGCTAACTCCAGAAGAACCAATTCCGCTAGTACCACTACTTCCACCTGTTCCACTAGATCCATTTGAACCGCTACTTCCACTACTGCCTAAAGTACTACTAATACCGGAAGTCGTTATTGTGCCGCTTGTACCGCTGGATCCACTTGATCCACTGCTACCATTTGTACCGCTTAAACCACTGCTTCCACTGCTACCACCTGTACCACTACTTCCGCTTGTACCGCTACTTCCATTTGTACCACTACTTCCGCTTGTACCACTACTTCCATTTGTACCACTACTTCCGCTTGTACCACTACTTCCATTTGTACCGCTACTACCACTAGTGCCACTACTTCCGTTGGTACCGTTACTACCACTAGTGCCACTACTGCCACTTGTACCACTGCTACCATTTATACCACTACTTCCGTTGGTACCACTACTACCATTTGTACCACTCAAACCACTGCTTCCGCTACTTCCACTGCTTCCGCTGGTACCAGTACTACCATTTGTTCCACTTAAACCGCTACTTCCACTGCTACCACTGGTACCACTACTTCCGTTAGTGCCACTACTACCATTTGTACCGCTTAAACCACTACTTCCGTTACTTCCACTTGTGCCGCTACTGCCATTTGTTCCACTAGATCCGCTTGTACCACTAGATCCGCTGGTACCACTACTACCGCTTGTACCAGCACTACCATTAGTGCCGCTGCTACCACTACTTCCACTGGTACCACTACTGCCGCTAGTGCCGCTGCTACCATTTGTACCGCTACTGCCATTTGTACCACTAGATCCGCTTGTACCGCTACTTCCACTACTACCGCTGCTACCGCTGGTACCACTGGTACCACTGCTTCCATTAGATCCACTAGATCCGCTTGTACCGCTACTTCCACTAGTGCCGCTACTTCCACTTGTGCCACTACTTCCGCTAGTATTACTACTGCCATTGGTTCCACTACTGCCATTTGTACCACTAGATCCGCTTGTACCGCTACTTCCGCTAGTACCGCTACTTCCATTTATGCCATTGCTACCACTAGTACCACTACTTCCACTAGTACCGCTGGTGCCACTTGTGTCATTTGTACCACTTAAACCACTACTGCCACTGCTACCGCTAGTACCACTACTTCCACTGGTACCATTAGATCCGCTAGTTCCACTTGTCCCGCTACTACCACTGGTTCCGCTTGTACCATATATTAATATTTGAATAATGTAATTGCCATATTGATCCAACACGTAATTTCCATATTGGTCCAATAGATAAATTATTTCAGATCCGCCACTTGATCCGTTAGATCCACTCGTACCACTTGATCCGCTACTACCACTTGTGCCAGTAGTGCCACTAGATCCTGTAATACCAGATGAACCACTGCTACCACTTGATCCACTGGTGCCAGATGATCCGTTACTTCCTGATGTACCGCTTGTACCACTACTTCCGTTGCTACCTACTTCGCCGCTACTTCCACTAGATCCGCTTGTGCCGGTTGATCCGCTATTACCACTACTTCCACTACTTCCTCTGGTACCACTGCTTCCACTGGATCCCGCGCTTCCACCGGTACCACTTGATCCAGTTGTACCCGATCTTCCGTTTGATCCACTACTTCCAGTTGAACCACTTGATCCAGTTGTGCCACTTGATCCGCTGGTACCGCTACTGCCATTTGTTCCGCTTGTTCCACTGGATCCACTAGTTCCACTACTACCATATGAACTACTTAAGCCAGATGTTCCAATATCTCCACTTGTTCCACTTGAACCAGAAGATCCTGAAGTTCCTGATGTACGTGATGTGCCGGATGTACCAGCTGTACCATCTGATCCAGAAAATCCACTGGTACCACTGCTACCACTTGTACCATTTTGAGCTGGAGCTGGAGCTGCTCCAACTACGATTGCATATCCACAAACAGGATGACTAAAAGTTAATATACATGTATTGTTATTAACTAATTCTATATTTTCGGGTACAATTTGATTGAAGTCTTCGTCATATGCTTGTACTACAACGACTTGAGAATCTAAATTATGATTAAACGTCCATATGGCAGTAGGATTATCACATGGAAATGCTTTATATACACCCGTCGAGTTACCTGTAGATTTACAAGATATTTCTAACTGAAGAGCCTCAATTATTTTAAGAAATGGTTTTAAGCTAGCGTCATTAATGCCTGATCTAGCTTTTTTATAGTCTTTTATAGCGTTTGTTAACAAACAAGCGCTTGGTGGACATGTATTATGATTACAACTTGCCATTTGTTATAAATATAAATGAGAATATGTTTAAAAAAACATTATATTTTTTATATAAAATGTATTTTATGGATTAAACAATGAGATTGGTACTCTTCTCCATTGACCCGAGCTATAAATATAAAAATAGCTACCATCGTAACTTATCCAACCATCTTGCCCATAATCACTGGATTGATATGGCACTTGATGATAGAATTTGTCTGGGAATCTTTGAAAGATTCTAAACGCTGTATTTATTGGTCTTTTATTAGCAGTTGTGTAAATAGGATTGCCATTACAATCGTATCCGCTAATATAAGTTTGACTACTATAGTCATAGTCAAATGTAGTTATTTCTCTTTTTAACCACCCCGCTGGATATTGATAAACATAGATGTATTTAGAATCATATGCTAACCAACCATTTTCTCCATAATCAGTTATAGATTTTGGTGGTGGGTGAAACATTACTTTGGTAATATTTCCAGTTGGAATTTTATTGTATCCGTCCAAATTTGTAACTGCATTTGGTTTTAATTCCATTGTTCCTTGTCCGGTTACGTCTACATAATCAGATGGTTTATCTTTTAAATTGCTATTGTCTTGATTTTGAACTGACTGTACATTATGAGCAATAGATGCCATTTCAGAAGCACTCGCAACTGCATTTTCTTGCAACATAACCTTTCTTACAGTAAATAGTTTTTGAGTAGTGTTTTTTACCCCACTCATACTTGTACTATAATTTTCATTTAACAAATAAGCATTTACATTTAAATCGAATGTTGTTTTAACGTTGCGATCTTCTCCATCGTTTACTTCTTGTTCTATGCTATAACTATCTATTCTAGCTCTAAATTTAAATCTCTCACGGTCTCCCCAGTAATCTTTAGCTGCGTAGTTTATTTGTTCTAACAACTTATTGTTTTGATCAACATAATCGGTCCAAATAATACACTCATACGTTATATTTACATGAGTTGGAAGAGATACGCTATAAATTTGTTTGGTTGGTTTACTTGAAAACGCACCTTTATTCATTAAATCGAATCTATCGTATTTATTCTTTTCGGAATAATTCATGATAGTTTCGTAATTTAGATAACGATTAAACGTCATCAAGTCTTTATTATTTTCTACGTTTTTTCTACGAATCATTATAGCGGGTAACAATATTTTACCCTGGTTATCTCTGATATGACCGTATTTTTTTACAGCAAACCATCTTTCTGGATTACCATAAATAACAGGAACACTCACAGCTTCTCCATTATCATTTACTTGCAATTTCAATTGATCTGTCATTGTTGAAATAATTGCACTGTCAACATCTAATAGTGTAATCGTTACATTTTTAACCTTATCTGTATCACGACGAACTGCATTAGCGCGATTATAATATTTTTTAACATCCGATTGAGCTATTGGTTTTTCAATAGGATTCGGAGCATTATTTGGATCACTTACATTGTTTGGTCCCCATGCCATAATTATGTTTGTCTTTCTACTAGATTTAGTTTGCTTATTCTTGTGTAATGTGTATTAACGATTAAACTCCAAGATTTATCAGGATGACCGCCTAAAAATTGTTCTTGAATCACATTATCAATTTCGTAATAACGTTCATTGTAAAGAACAAGATCGCCAATTTCTGGAAAGAAGTTTGTGATGATGCAATCGCGTTCTCTGAATCTATAAACAATATCTTGTTTTCTGTCTGGCCCATAACCTTGCGACCCATCTGCTGATATATCTTCACGTTGAATTAACGCAGTCATATTAATGCCAGGATAAAAGATCTTTCCTTTTTCACTGCTACTTTCACCATAAATGTTTACAACGGTTTCATAAGTAGCGATTTTAAAGACCTGTACAACGTTTTCAATTATATCACCGACCAATTCAGCATTTACAGATCCCAATAAATTTATGTCCCTTGGCGAAAAATATCTGCCAGGAGAATAATTCGGGTTGTATATACCAATATCTTTTCTACCTTTGGTCCAATACTGTGGAAACGCCGGATTTTGTTTTGGATATTGTGGTGTTGTTGGTGCTGCCATGATTATCCTATATAAATGTGTAGCGGAACTCTAGATAACATTTTTTGCATTTCATCACTTTCTTTACCTTTATTTTCCAACTGATTTACACGCAAAGTTTTTTCCAACATATCTCTCAACTTCTCAAGCAATGTATCCTTTTCTTCTTTGGCCTCAGCACGTAGTTCTGCACCGTCAAGAGTTACTTCGCCGCCAGGAATTGGCACAGTTGTATATTTTTGAAGAATGCGACCTAACGTTTCTTTACATAATGCTAAGAAATATTTTTTGATCCATTGTTTGCCTGGTTGATTGATCTTACAATATGTACAATATTCATATGGCACATCGCTTGGATCGCTAATATATTCGTAACGAGAACCACTAAAAAAGTTTGTAATATCACGTTCGCTTTCAACGATATAATCGATATAAACTCTAAAGTTATCAGTTGGAATTGGAAATATTCTAAGTTTGTTATTACCCAATATTTCAAAACTATAGGCACTTTTACGAACCATATCGTTGAATTCTATTGCTTGTACACGTTCCAAATCTTCGAAAATCGGAGTCATCAAAAATTGAGTTGCTGGACTATATGCACTGAAACCCATTTCACTTAATACGTTACTATAACTCATACCAGTCATACTGAATGGATCGTAAATACGAGCAATAGCTGGTGGTCTATGATGGAACACTCTCTTTACTTCGATTCTGGATCCGGTTAAGTGTTCTATGTTTTGACCAATCAATAAATTCAAATCATATACTTGAGTTGTATTTGCTGGATTTGAACTGCCTGTTACTTCAATATAATTTCTTTTTACTTCATATTCACCACCAACAAGAGCTTCAGCTCCGTATTGTTTACTTAATTGAACAACAAACGGAAGACCGGTGCTTTTCATACCTAGTCCGGTTAAATTGTCATATTTTGATTGTGGTAAACCTTGTAAAGAAACAAGATTATTTACAATGTTAAATTCATTAATTACACGATTATATTCAAGTACAGATTCTTCAAAACATGCATAGAAGTTAACATCAATCATTTCAATATCAACGATAGGATAACCGAGACGTTTCGCTGCCCACATCGCGCTACCACTACAGTCATTTTCAAATGTGGTTTCGCTACCAGTACACGTTTCGCCTAGATAATAACCAAATGGTACACTGCCTGAAGTTACGGCACTACCACTTCCTGGCCATCTTACCCTATCTTGATCTAAATTAGCACTCATTAATTATAAATATCTCTGGAGTGAGATAATACAACTAAATTAGTGAATTAGTAACCAAGTTCCTACTACATCTGCTCTATTTGCACTTTCATCGCCGTCACCTGGTTTAACGATGACATTCCACTTGGGTTCTTTGCCAGCTGGAATCACTTTCATTTCATCGTATGTGATGATAGAATCTTTTGGAACGCCATATTTTGCAGACAATTTACTCTTCAGTACATCTACTGCTTCTGGAGATTTAAATTGAATTTTTCCATCTTTGTCTTTAATTAGTTTACCTTTTGTATCTTTCAAAATTAAATCGGTAAACATTGGCTTTGGAACAACTGTAGAATGTTTGGTACTCTTTGGTTGAATTTGTTTTTCTTGTTCAGGAGTAGCACCCATGCTAAAGTTCATCTTGAAATTATTTGGCTTGTTTCCAGTTGCTACGTCTGCCATTTTTGTATAAGCGTAAAAATCAACTTGAGGAAACTTTCTAGCAACACTGTAAGCTAGATCAACATAGTCTGGACTGAAAAAGTCACCTGCATCGTGCCATCTAATAACTACTTTAGCTCCTTTTTTAGCAAACTTATCTACTTCGGTCTGTATTTCAGATTCTAATTTTGCTTTAAATCCTTGTGGGTCATTTAACAAAAAGTTCAATACTTTGGTTTGAGACATCGAACTTGCTTTCCATTGTACATAACCGCCTTTTTTAGCATAACAATATACTTTACAAGCACCTGCGCCTGGGCAAGTATCTACTACAATAAAATCTCCTGTCTTTTCATTTACGGCTAAACCTTTTAATGCTGGTAGACCTATATTGTAATATTGTGCAGTTTCACCGCCACTGTGAGTAATCTTTTCGTTTTGTTTTAATAATTTTGTGGGACGGGTAATAATTGCTGCTTTTAATTTATCAAGATCAAACTTACGATCATTTTCGTCTTTAATCTCAATGTTGCCTCTGTGTACATAAGGCATGGTATATTTATCTAACTTGGTCTTTTTGCCAGCTGCTGTCTTTGCGAGATAATCTTGCATTTCATCTGGGGTCATGGCGCGAGTCATTGCACCCAACATATCAGCTTCTTCTAGACCAGAAGAATTAACGAATTGATCTAGTGTCATTATACTATCAGCGGGTAATCCCATTCCTTCGTACATTTTTACTTCTGTTAATAAATCGATAAATCTCATATATGTTTTGTTATTTTTACTTTTAAATTACCAGTGCCTTTTATTACACGGTGATATGTTTCTTTAGGTATAAATATTGTTTCTTTAAGTAATTGTGGTAAATTATTATCTAATTGAAACTGCCAATCTATATTTTCTATAACTTCTACAGTTCTATCTTCACGGTCTATATGCCATTCAAGTTCATGAGTATCTACATCAGTACTAAATTCTCTTATATACTGATTATTACCCATGGACTTTTCTATGAATGGTAAATCCATTACCAATACTTTCCTCGTCCTTTGTTACCAAGAGAACGCATTCTGTGACTACGGCAACTCCAGTATCCAGCGGTTGTACGGTCTTTCTTTTGACTACATCTGTGTCTAGCAGCAAAACTCTTACGACGAGCCTTGCTACTAGCTCTACTTCTCATATTTGGGTCGCCAAATGTTACTTTTTTAACTTTACCACTCTTGGATTTAACATACACAGCATACTTTTTTGGACCACCTGGAGTTCTAAATGGTCTGCTTAAATGAACTGTGCGACCTCTGTGTTTCAACTCCATTAATAAATCTTCTTCTATTTCAATAGGTGCATCCAAATAAACTTCTCTACCTTCGAACAGTTCTTTCTTGCCAAGATCACTTTCCACCAATTCAGCGTCCGAATCACACAATTCAATTTTGTTTTCGAAATAAAGAGCACGAACCTCTTCCAACAACTCAAAATAACTATCGCTATAAGTTCTAAATATGTTTTCACTTAGGGGAATTTGTTTTTCAATGTGGTACTTTAAATTGTCGCTTACTTGAATATCTTCGGTTAAAGACATGCCACATAACTCTTGATTTTCAATTAAATCCGTTAGTCTAATCATATTTATAAATATGAAAAAGTTATCTTATATTATAACAATAATCAGTTCGTTATTTTTATTGAGTTGTTCGACACTTAAGCCTACAAAACAAGTTGATGACAACCAAAAGAAAATTGAAAAAGAAGAAAAAAAGATTGAAAATACTGTCGAAGAAATTGACAAAAATGCTAAACAAAAGAAAATACAGACTGCTACACTAGCGGCTGGCATTCAACACTCATTGAGCGCGGTAACAAATCCTCCAACCGAGGTAAAAACTGCTAAAGATTTGAATGAAAGAGTTATTTCCATAGTGGGAGTCCCACATATAGATGAACTTAATAAAGTGAAACAAATGGTTGATTTATTGAATTCCGCAGTAATTGAAGAACGTAAACGTGGCGAAAAAATGTTAGCGGAAAAAGATCAAATTATAAATAAACTGCAAAAAGAAACAACCGAGTTAAAAGAACAATATGACACTCAGATAGAAGAAATGACTGAAAAAGCCGAAGAGATATCTAAACAAGCAGATGCTAATAAAGCTACTTTGGATAGTATGAGTGGTATGTTTGGTTTAAACGCTGTAATGTGGGGATTAAAGAAGTTTGTCTTTAGTGCATTAACTGGAATTGTAATCTTTGGTGTAATATTCTTAGTTTTGAGAGTACTTGCAATAGTAAATCCAGCAGCAGGTGCCGCATTCAGTATATTCAACATGATAGGTTCTTCTATTTTGGGAATGATCAAAGTACTAACTCCAAAAGCATTTGAGATGAGCAATTTTACATCAATATCAACAGTAGACAAATACAAATCTCCATTGGTTAAGATTGTTGATATTATTCAAGAATTAAAAGAAAAACAAAAAGACTTCCCAGAAAAAGATTATCCATTGAAAGAATTGTTGACTAAGTTTGATAAAGAAATGGATAGTCACGAAAAAGATTTAATTGACGAAATTCTTTCTAATCTAAAATGGAAACGGTAAAAAATACTTGACATTATACATTACAATGTTATTATGATGCAATGTCGGAATATTTTGATCCTACATTAATTTACCTCAAAAGCATAAATAAGAATGTTGCAAAAACTCTTATTGAAAAGAACCATTATACACACAAGTGGTCGCTTTGTACTGTAGCTTATGGAATTTACTATAAAGAATATGTTGAAAGTACTTTCTTTGGTGGTTTTAACGAAAGATTAATAGGTGTATTAGTATATGGAAACGCCGTGGGCAGAAATGCAAGTACTAGTATATCCCCACTACTTACTAATGATAATGTGTTAGAATTAACACGTTTGTGGATAGCTGATGGATATGGTAAGAATATAGAAAGTTATTGTATTGCTGAAAGTTTTAGATTCTTAAATATAGAATATCCCCACATCAAATGTATTCTTAGTTATGCAGATAGTGAAGCTGGACACGCAGGCACAATTTATCAAGCAACTGGGTTCCTTTATCAAGGGGATAACTATGTAGATATCGCTATAATGCCTAACTATAGTATTAGTTTAATTGGTCCTACTGAATATGATTGGATACATAGTAGAAGTGTATATGCACGTTGGAAAACACATAGTGTAGATAAACTAAAAGAACGTATTGGTAGAACATTTTGGCGTAAACGAGAAAGTGGTAAACATCGTTACATCAAGTTTGTTAGTAATAAGATAGAAAATAAGAAGTTAACTAAATCTCTTAAGCACAAAACACTGCCATATCTTAAAACTACATCTTTCAAAGAAGAAGTACAAGAAATTGTTGTAAAATCTACCAACGAATTTTTCGAATAATGCAATAAAAAACCCCTACCTTTCGGTAGGGGTTTTGTTTTAACTTACTAATCGTTCAGATTATACGGTATCTAGGTCACCGATGATAACCTTACCGTAGAACTCAGGACGTACTACCTTCTTAGCGTAGCGAGTCATCACACCACGGCGTGGAGTGAAGTTCACTGGATCATAGACCAATGGA